TTACTTTCTGTTCGCGTTGCGCGTAGACCGCTATTTCAGCGCGAGTCGTAACCTGTTTTAATGCTAATTCATTCTGACGAATATACTCTGCCGACAGCAATTTCGCCCGATCCAATGTCTGTTGCATCTGTACCGCTTTAGCTGCATCAGGATTTTTAGCTGCCTCTACCCCGCGACTTGCTACTGTATCTGATGAAACCCCGCCACCTTGCTTTCCTAATGGATCGATAACGTCTTGCATCAATTTCTGATGAGCCGCCCACGTTTCAAGATTCTTCGCCTTCAGAGCATCGTATCCAGCGGCAATACCCTTAAAATCTCCCGCCAATACTTTTGCTAGTGATCCACCCATAAATACTAAAGTGTCAGCAAGTTGAGTAACTGCCGATACTAGAGTCTGTATTCCAACAGCGGCGTGTTTAACTAACCATTCCACCTTGTCAAAGAAGAATGTTGCCGCCGATGTATTCTTCCCCCAATGATCGTACATCGTTGATAATGTTGGGATAACTGAGTTGGTAAACATCAACAGCATCTTATGGGCCTTGCCCACGATCAGATCGTGCATCCTTCCTGCTTCCTCTACAGCTTGGGCGTATTGCACCATCTCAATTCTAGCCATAGCCATTCCGCGAGATAAATCGCCGCCAGCCACATTCATCATGCCTTTGCCGAATATCTCTCTCTGTAGAGCGTTCCTTTTTAGAGCATCGGTTTCTAGTTCCAGACCCTTCAAAGACTTGTCTAGTAACTTCTCCATGCTCATGCTATCCAAATCTTTCAGCGATACGCCGAGCTTGGCAAAGGCTGTTTGTGCTTTTAAGGATTCTTCGGCGGTGGCGTTTACATTCTTGGCGAATGTTGCCAGCATGACGCCAGCCTTTTCCGAACTGCCCCCGTTCTCAACAAGCCCCTGAGATAGTGCTAGGATTGTCTCTACTGCGACTTCGTTAGCTCGTGCGGTGTCAGTGATCTGATCCGCATAATTTAGCGCAGAGTACGTCATAGCGACGAAAGCTGCACTTGCTGCTGTCGCCCCTGTTTGCGCTGTCTTTACTAGCTTATTTAAGCTGCGATCCGCGCCCTCAATACCCTGCCGGAACTCTGCCGAGTCCAGTCCAAGTACCACCCCTAATCTAGCTAACATTGCCATTATCTACCCCTAAAATATTTTCTTGGGCGCGTTTGGAGCCGCTTTCATATAATTCTGTAACGCCTCATTAACTTGATCTGCCTTCTGTTGCTCGGTCAAGGGAGGATACAAGTAATTATATGTCTTTGGTATTATGTCTTGTAGCTTAAAGGCGGCTTGATTCTCTGACCTCATGTAATTATATATTGCGCCAGTCAATGAGCCTAGCACTTCCATCATCCCTCGATTGCCTATCAGTCCATCGACATACATGATACAAATGTCTGTGAACCGTTCTTCATCTATGCTATCAGGATCAGTTCCGTTTGCCGTAAGCACTGCTTTAACCTGCCGACGGACTGACCCCGTTATTTTCCCTTAGCTTCCTCGTATCCGGGCGATACAGTTTCGCTGATGCCCTTGATTATCTGCATCTGTATTGGGAGCGGGAATAACTCATCTATCATGGTGTAAGTAATGTTCACCATGTCGAAGTCTGGTTCTTCTGGCACGAGTAGCCGGAACAATTCTGTTATCCGCTGTTCCAGTATCAATTTGTTCTTTGCCGCCTCTCTCATTGACATCCCGCCAATAAGAACATCATTCTCACTTAACTCAACATCCTTATTGTCTTTTAGGTTGTCGATAAGCTCTTGATAATATGTAAATAAAATTTCTGGATCAACCGCCTCCATCCGAACCTGCATATCTTCAAACTCTTTTGTCAGTGGAACCTTTACCTTGAAGGTATGCCCACCAAGCACAAAAGATCGTGTCCGTACATTCTCTTTGTTTTTTGCAAATTGTGATCCCAGAGCCTTCTCTAGCTTATTCATGTCGTATCCTTATAGTTTTTTTGATTTGAACTTCAAAATGTTTTGTCTTATTAACTCAGATAAATCACCGAGGACGGTTTCAGACTCGGACTCTAACGCGGGGCGCATAAATGGCGTTCCAGCCATCTTTACAGTCCCGAACTCTACTGCTATAGCTCGAGCATCGCTCGGTATTCCAACCTGCTTAGAACCTGTTTTCTGATTACGGAATTTTGTTTTGGCTAACTTTGATCCGGGCGCAGTAGTTACCACGCCTATCACTGAGTCACCCATGCTTACATATTTAGACCCGCGATCCTTGCGCGTAGGCTTCCTAGATTCGATCTGTAGCGACGCGCTTAATGCCCCTGTATCTTTGGGAACAAGCCCTCTGGCCTTTGCTAATACAGGGCGCATGGATTGACCGACAGACTTTCGGAGAATGGACATATTGTCCTTCGGGCCGAAGTTATCCGAGAGAGTCTGGAACACTTCTTTCAGTTCAAGATACCCCTCGAATTTAATGTCTATCTTAGACATTAATCCCCTAATACTATCTTTTTATAAATCGCGTTATTTAGTTGGACGGTGTAATCAGCGACCTCGTCGGGCGTCATGGTGTCGGCGTGATTCCGTGCTATTTCGTATGCTAGGTGTATCCCGGCGATACGCTGCTGTTGATGGCTGAACCAGTTTTTTTGGCCTGAGTTCGCCTGATGGATTATGTAGTCTAATAATGCTGCCGAATTGTTTGTTGTCATATTGTATACCCGCCCCGAAGGGCGGGGTTATCTCTTAGGCGTTGTTTGACCAGCCGTAGTACAATCCACCAATAGGATGTATGGTGAATATGAACTTGCTTTCTGCATTAGGTTGCAAGTCCCATTGCAGACCGCCCACCATACCATTGAACGCGTATGCAACCGTATCAGTGCCATCGTAGACAGCAACCACATAGGTTCTAACTACAGTCCCGCCATAACCATCAGCACGGATAAGTAACTGTGCTGTGTCAGCCGGATTCCAAGCTGCGGTAGTTGTTAGGGAGGTCACTTGATTCTGAGTTGTGACCTTTGCGCCAGTTCGCGCACCCGCGACAGAGTAGGCCGCCACCGCATCATCTGCACCGAAAGCAGGGACAGCCTCTACAGGAATTTGGATTCCATCGCCACCAGTGCCGCCAGCAGAAGTTCCAATAATTGCAGCAACGTGACCAGTCCATACCGATAGATTCGCTACGCTCAAAGCTGTTGGAGTTGAGCCTGTTTGCATCCAGAGGGTTGCTGTGTATCCGGGTAAAATTTTATTAATCAGTGCCATGATGTTCGCCTTTGATAAGAGTTAAAAAGATTTTGTCTTATGTAGGAATATCCATTGTGCAATCTAGTATAATTTGATTCATGCCAAGCTCGTTGTCATAGGTGTTGTAGAGCCAATGAACATCTGCCTTAGCTATGAAAAATCCATCTGTTACGCTCCCGAATAATCCAGAGTAACCGTGCAGTTCTTGCAAAAACGTATTGCCTAAATTAAAGGCATCAGTCATCGCCTTGCAAAATATGGTTGTCTGGAATACAGGGGTATCAATCCCTTTGTTGCTTTGTGTTTGACCAGTATACACGGGTTGGTGAACATTTCTTAGTTGCCACGTTACAAACTTCTCCTCTGTAGCCCAGTTCCTATTGAAGTTGGCATAGACTGGTACTGGGCTAAAGATTGCCGCAAGTTGGTACTGGATCGCCTCTGCATATACAAACGGATTGTTTTGACTCATACAGGTGTCTCCGGGTCGTTGCGGTAACAGATATAAGTCACCTTCATCCGATCATTCGATTCCCTAATATCCGTAATTCTCCAATCGAATCCGCGCCAGTTAATGCTGTATAAGTTCTGGTTATCCACAATCTCTTTGTTGTTCGGAGTGTAGTTAACCGTTATGTTCACCAAGTCTTGATAGACTCTATATCGCTCACTGATCCTTAGTGAATTGGCTACGTCAGCGATAAGCCCCCTAGTCTCGAACCACGGGGTAATAGTCGTGGTGTATTCCCCAATGGTATTGACCCCATTAGTTACATGATTAATAGTGATATTTTCATATCTTCTGATAGACATCACATAACCAGAGGTTTGTAGGGGCGGAGCAATTGCGACACCCCAAAAGGCAAATCTCTCAATATCTCTACGGATGTATTGGAACGATTATTATAGAGATGGGTTAGCATCAGTAATCCAGCTTGCTTTATCACTGGATAAAAGGCAATCGGGTTTGAGTTCTGTGTATAAGTAACTATGATCGGATTGGCAAAGGTCTGATTAAGGGTTGCAGGTATTGCTGATACCACAACCCTATTCCCCGTCTGATCGTAAAAATAGTCAGTTGCTTCCAGAGTAATTTGTGCATTACTTTCCACCCCGTAATAGACCACTGAGTTAACTGTTACCCCTGCCGATCCAATTGATACTTCCGGCAAGTCGAGATATAGAGCTGTTCCATACACGCCAGAATTGCCGTAGTACACGCGATACTGTGTGCTGAATACCGCCATGCCCAAGTAGTCCTCAATAATAAAACGAGTAGCCAGTTCGATGCTCTCAAGATAAGCGTCCTGAGATTCGTCTTGGAACAAGTTTAGCTGTTGGGTGATCTCCTCAGTCGTTAGCCATTGAGTAGTGGTATCCCTCGCTATCTGCTCTACTTTCGCATAGTTATACGGATTTCGGTTTGATCCGAAAAACTCCGATAGCGTCATATTTTCGACTGGCATAGTTCACTCCCTATGCTGGACAGACTACGCGCACACCAGCAAATACATCACGAACGGTAGAACATACCCGCTTCTCAGCGTACAGAGAAATGAATCCGGGCTGATACTGTTCCAACCGTTGAATACTCATCATCTCATTATCGGCGATGGTCATGAAGCTATCCCAAGCAGCTAGATAGATAGGGTAGGTGCTTGCCCCATATTCGCTCATGTAAGGATTTGGAATGACGGGGAAACCAAAGATGCTACATACGGAACCACCATCATCATCACCTGATTCGAATAGAACTGGAAATCCGGCGGTGTCTTTTAATTGCCTAAACAATTGGATTGTGTTTGGGTGCATCATCCACGCTGTACACGGACTCATCCAATACTGAGCGGGAAGCGCGGAAGCTAATGCGGTTAGATCGTCATAGGTAACAACAGTTTTAGACGCTGCGGCTGTCTGTAGAATTGTATGCCGACCATTAGTAACGGCTGATCCATTAGTCCCAAAGGCTGCTGCCGAGGTACTCCCGGCATAGAGATTCAGTCCACGCAGTCCGTCAGCCTGCCCTGTTTGAGGGGTTGATGCTCCGCTTACTTGGTCGTTATTCAGCATCATAGACAGGGCTTCTTGTTGTGCAAATTCTAAAGCTATGTCCGATACGATGCTTTCATCGAGTCCGTCAATGTCGGACAAGATCGCGGTACGAATAGGAACGACTGCATTAATAGATTTCTGAGAGATTTGCCAAAAAGAAGTGGCGTAGTTTCCCACATCATTCTTTATTCCGTAGCCCCACGGATTCGTAGTGCTGGTCTGGATTACTGTAGCGTTCCCCGTCTTGACTACAAACGCTTCTTCCGATCCTGTGGTCATTACTTCTCGAACGCCACACATACGGAATGGGTTGCCATACCTTAATGGCGCAAAGGCTTGGTCATAAATAACGCGACCGCCAACACCAGTACCAGAACCAGTTAGTCCAGCGGCTTCTTTCAAACTAACAACAGCCCGACCCCCGGACAGTGCTGTTTTTACTGCTTCGAGAATTAGGCTCATGTGAGTTCCTTTTAATTGGAAAGACGGGGGATTTCTCCCCCGCGTTTTCTTAGTCGTTAGCCGTATAGGTTGAACGGTAACGGATAATGCTGAAAGGATCAACAACGCTGGTACATAGACGCTTCTCACCGTAGAAGGTTATAAAGCCCGGGAGTGTCTGATCGTACCTACGCATAACCATATTGAGACGGTCAACAATGGTATGCCCGCGTGACCAGTCACCAAAATACATTGGGTACAGGTTATTTTTGTCCACGCCAGCGTAGCTAGGGGTATCCAGATACTTGTTTACAACAACATCAAATCCACACAAGCGACCTACGA